TCATTGAGCAAAAAATTCTTTGATTTTGTCACAAACATAATCTACGTCTTCGATAGTCATACCGTGATGGGCTCCTAATAAGAAACCATTTTTCATAATAATATCTGAATTGGGGAATTCTTGTAAATATTCTCTATAAACAGGGTGGCGAGTTACGTTACCTGCAAATGTTACTCTGGTTTGAATATTATTATCTTCTAAGAAACTGAGTAATTCAAATCGTTTTTCAGATTGGAGTGGGATAGCTAACCAGTTAGGTTTAATACTATCATCGGGTAGAACCAAATCACCTACACCTACTAAATTTTTTAAATAACGCTCAACATTAGCTCTACGAATACCTTCAAATTTCTTAAAACGCTCTAATTGGACTAAACCAAAGGCGGCATTCATTTCTGATGATTTAAAGTTATAACCTAACACACTGTAGAGAAATTTATGATCATAAGGGATACCATCTACACTATGGTTAAAACGATCTGACATAATTTCTGAGTTGTCTCCCATTCGACCCCAATCCCTAAATTGGAGACAAATATTACGTAGCTTTTCATCGTTGAACATTACCATACCACCTGAACCACCAGCTGTGATTACGTGTGAAGCATAAAAACTAGTAGTTGAAATATCTGTCTCGGGGGTATTAGTTACAGTATCAGCTGAATCTTCGATTAGGATAATATCTTCACGTCCCATAGCAATCAAACCTTCTTTAATTGCTTTCCAATTTGGTTTATTACCAATTAGGTTAGGAATCATAAGTACTTTTACTTTATCATCAATAGCATCTAGTGTTTCTTGTACTTGAGAAACATAATTATTCAGACCAACATCTGTAAACACAGGAATAAGTCCTAATTGAATAATAGGAGCTAGTGTAGTAGAAAATGTACAAGCAGGAGTAACTACTTTAGTACCTTTAGGTAGTTTTAAACTTGCTAAAGCTAGCAAACAAGCAGATGAACCTGAGTTAACAAATACACCATATTTTTTTCCAAAGTGTTTAGCTACTTTTTTTTCAAACTCAATTGTACGAGGACCAAACCCAGCAATCCATCCATCTCGAAGACATTCTATCACAGCCTGGATTTCTTCTTCACCATATGCTTCAAATTTATTAGGGGCGTACCAAATTTTTTTCATAACTTACTATATAATTCGTTTTGTTGTTCTTGTCGCTCAATATCTTTATGATGTTCTAAAGCAAATTGTTCTTCTAAAGGTAATATAGCATGTGTTTTATATCCTTCTAATACTTCATGTACTTTATTTTTCCAAACAATTTCAGGGGTACGTTTATAAATTCTCCATTGTAAATCTGGCCAATTAACTCTACCATGATTATCAACAATCCATCCCCATTTTTGAATATGCTCTGTTGTTAAACCTTTTACTGTGTTAATACGAGGTACTCTAAGTACTTCTACATTATTAGCATTTAATAGTATAGGTAAATATTGAATTAAATAACGACTGGGGGTTTCATCAGCATCAATCTGGAAGATATAATCTCCTAAACATGCTTCTGTAAGAGCATTTTTCATGTTAGCGAAATGACCATCAAAATGATAACCAAACCATTTAAATTTAGTAGCATTTACACTTTGAGCCCTTAGATAATCTTCAACAGATTTAGAACCATTATTAGTATCATAGAATATTACAATTTCATCTACTTCTCTTTTATTTTCTATTAAGAAAGGAAGTAGACGTTGTATTTCTACAAGCTCATTACAAACCGTTATTGCGTAACTAATTTTCATTTTTATTCAGGTAATATACCAATATAAGAAAGAGCACCCATATAATCACGTTCTGGGAAATGTTGTAGAGTAGTCATGTCCATTTTATAATCATACTCTTTTCCTTTGGCTTTAAATTTAGTTTTTTCTTCTTCAGACATAAGAGTTGCTTTAACAGCACCCCAAGCCCAATTTTGACCATTAGTACCATCGGCAAATACCATCCCTTTATCAGGAATATTAACGGCTGAGGGCATCCAAATAGTCCCATTTTCGTCTTCGCCCATTAGTTCTTTGTATAACTCAGGAAGTACTTCCATTTGTTGTTGTAAGAATTCTGAATCACGTTTCATGGCTGTATTTGCTTGAAAACCACAACCATAACAAAAATGAAGTTTTACATCTTGGTTTACTTCTTGAATATAACAAGCATCAGACCCACAACGATCACATGTAGTTAAATTATCCATTTAAAATTGGTTTTTTAGGTAGGTTGATTTTTTTCAAGTTAGGGAGTTTAAGCTCTACTTTTTTAGGTAAATCTGGGATATGTTGGGTAAAAATGGTATCTACTTGTTCTTTCATTTTATCCCAACTAAACTCAGTTTTACTTTTGTAGGCTTGACGTTTAGCCCCATCAGTGTACTTTTTATAATTTTCAAATACATCTTTCAGGTAGTGTCCTACTTCATTATGATTAGGAGTAAACCATTTACTTTCCTTAATTAACCAATCATTAGCAGCAGATGGGTGAACATTTGTAAGATTACCTCCAATTAAAGGAACGAATTCTTTATTTAAGAAATCTATATGACCCGACCATGCTGAAGTTATAATTGGTTTTTTACTTAAGCTAAACTCAAGTAATGGGCGACCAAAACCTTCACCTTTAGTTAAACTAACCATAGCTTTTACTTTTGGATGGTTGTAAAGCTCATTCATTTCAGTATCACTAAATTCACCATGTAAAAGATAAACATTAGGAAGACTATTAGCTTTAATTGTTTTTGTAATTGCTTGGATTTTTTTAAGTATCTCATCTCTATCCATGTAAGAAGAAACTGCTGAGCTTGTTTTTAAGATTAGTGCTGGGGCAGTTTTTTTATTTTTAAATACTTCTAAAAATGCTTTGATAAGCAAACCTACATTTTTTCTATCTTCACCAAAATCCCCTTGAATCCAATGTCCTACAAATAGATAAGCAAATGATTCAGGAATATTATTAAGTGTAGAAACAAGATTACTTGATGGGATTTTATCTAAAACTTTATAAATATTAGTATCAGCTCCTTCAAATAATACTTTAATAGGTTTTTCTAATTTAATTTCTCCTAACTGATTACCTTTATTATCTTGTTTTTGAAATGTTGAAGCTTCAAATACTTGTTTAGAGTGATTAGAAGATACTAAATTAAGATCCATACGATTTAACCCTTCAACCCAACTACCTTGAGATAAATTAGATTCAATACCAGCTGTAACCCCAATATTATACTTTCCTACAGGTTGAAATTCGTTTGGAATTGTAATTTGCATCCAAATATCAGGTTTTTCTGTTAGTTGGGGGTGGGGATATTTGTATTGGTGAAGAAAGCTCCATTCAGGGTTATTATCACAGAATCCCCAAGATGTATTACCCCAACGCTGTGGTAAGAGTTTAACATCGTATTTATCCAATTCTATAATGGCTTTAACTAAATCTCGAGCTCGGGCTCCATAACCGCTGTACGTATCGTAAGGACAGCTTATAAAAAACGTATTTTTACTCATATTAGTAAATTAATTTATGATTTAAAGTAGGGGATTGGTAAGTAGTAGCATTAATAAACTCAAAGGTTTCTCGTGGGGTCCATGTATTAAACATTTCTTCTAAACCATCAATAACTCTTTGACCTTGGTGATATTGAGTAAACCCAGCTTCATCACTTATAGCCCATTCACGTCCTGCTAAACCACGTTCTTGTCTTTCTTCTTTAGATAAGTTGTAAACTTCCATAAGTCTATCAGCTGCGTCTTCCCAACGACATCTGTCATCAAAAATGTAAGGTGTAGGAGGTGAACCTACCATTGAGATACTTGTTGGGTATACTGGGAATGCCCATTTACCATGTTTTTTATAAGTACCTCTGTGATTTGAAGGGAAATCAGCATCAAAATCAATCCAAGTGCCATCTTCAAATTCAAAACGCATTTGATCTTGCATACCACCTGTTACGTTAGCAATAATAGGAGTACCTGTTAACAATGCTTCTGTAAGTGATAAACCCCAACCTTCATTTGAAGTAAGTAACATTTGAACATCTGCTATATTATAAAGATAATTCATTCCTTTAGGCCCAAGCTTTTCCTCACTAAAAATAACATTATATCCTGGGAGTAAGGTATCAACTACTGCAAGTAAATCAGTTCCATGCTCTGAGACTAATTCAGTGTGTAATAATAAAGCTACTTTATCTTGTTTTTCTTTAGGAAGATTATCTACAAATACTTTAAATGCTAATAAAGTATCAGGTACTTGTTTACGACGAATATTTCTTGAATTAAAGAAAGCTACAAATTCATAATCTTTACCTTTAAGTGTTTTAGATTTAAACTCTTGGAATTCTTTATCTTGCTCTTTATTTTCAATGGGAAAGTAATTATCAGTATTTAATCCGTGGGGGACATACTTAATAATTTTTTTCTTAGCTTTTTCACCTAAAACAAGCTTATTGATGTTAACTGTTTGTTTAGAAATCCCAAACAATACATCACATGATTCATAGAATGCTTTATTATAATGAGGTGCTGGAAGATCATCCCAGATGTTCAAATATACAATAGGAATTTCTTTACGAATTTCGTTTTCAATCGCGAATAACCAAGTAAAGTAACGTGGATCAGTGATCAACATTATAGCATCTGGTTTTTCTATTTCTCTAATTTGTCGTAAAAAAGCGTGATCACCATAACCATTAGCAGGATAAAGAACTATACTTGAGTCATTAATGTGAGCATTTTGATTCGTATCTTCACTTAAATCAAATCGCTTTCCAAAATCTGGGTGTTGGATTGCACCTCCAATGTTTACCCAATTATATTTGTGGGCTGTCCCTATTACTACTTCTCTTCCTACAGTAGCAATTCCTGAATGCATTCTAATATCGTCGCAAATCAAAAGGATTTTTTTCCTTTGATCCTTTGGTAAATAACCTTCTTTCATAAATTATTGAATATCTAAATCGTTGTGACTATGGATTTGTTTTCTAAACGTATCATCTGTAAGATACAAATGAATTGCGCGATCGGCAAGTTTTTGAAATGAAAACTTGTGACGAACACATGAAACTTTAAATTCGTCAAATAAGTCACTTTGGATTTTTACACTCGTAAGTGTCATGTCCTTTTTACTCATAACATTGTTTTTAATTAATTATTTGATATACATATATTGGGAGTCTTTAAGACAACCCCCTATCACATAAATTTTTATCTCCTTTAAATGGACAATATGTGCAATTCCATTTTGAGGGATTCTTTAACTGAGGACCAGTATTATAAGAACCATCTTTATTAAAAGCCATCTCAATAAACTCATTAATCGCCTTAGTAGCTTTATTAAGTTTTATTTTTCCTGAAGATGGAACGTGGATTTGTACTCTAGGATCTGGGAAATCGGGATTACCATGTAGTTTTCTTTTAACAATGAAATATTCAATATCAATGTTATCTACTGGGAATCCAAATTGCTCAGCAAAGAATTTTTTATAAAGAATTAACTGCATGTTTTTTACTTCATCAGTTTTTTCTTTATCTTTCCAACCACGAGTTGAGGTTTTAATATCTATGATCTTGATTTTATTAGATGTTTCATCGTATAAAACAACATCTAAAAATCCTTTATAGATAATATTTTTATATAAAGGGTTGGGGTTAAGTAGAATTGGAACTTCAATACCTACTAACCACCAACCTCGTTTACTAAAATATTTACCTTTATTTTTTTTAAACCAAGATAAAATAGCAATTCCATCTTCAAAGAATTCACTTAACTCCTCTGAGGATGAAAAATGTTCTTTTTTATTACGTTCGTAATCTGCTCTGTATCCCTCTCTAAGTTTTTCCTCAAATTGGGTTTCTAAATTAATTTGGTCAGCGGCTGTTTTACTTACGTTATAAAACGCAGTTAAATAGTCTTGCATAACCGCGTGCATTGCCGTACCAAACGTCATATGAATCGATACTTCCGACGTATAATGCCCATCCCTGTACTGCAGCGCCCATTTGTGTGGGCACTGCTCGTACATGGAAAATTGACTAAACGAGATCTGTTTTTGAAATCGGTGGTCAACATCTGGGGGCGTGTGTTTTTGTACCTCTTTGATTATAGAGGGTATTTTCTTTTTAGCCAAAACTTATTTCCATTTGCCTCTAATTACTAACATAGCAATAATTCCATAGTTAGCAATATCTACAAAACTATCAATCATAGTTTCTCCTGCTACGTAATTTTGACCATTACGCTTTAGAAGATTTTTAAGGCGATTAATTTTATCATTACAACGAAGCCAAATACCTGTAATAGAAAGGTCTCGGTCTTCTTTAGTTGCTAGGTCTGAGCCTAAAGCAATATTTTGAAGTCCATAATCCATCATTTTACGAGAAAACAAAGCATATTGTTCAGCTTGAACTGCTTTAAATTCTTCAGCTAATTCAGGGTATAGTCTTTCAAAATCCCTAATTGCTTTTTCTTCACCAGTATGTGAGTTGGGTTCATAACTAATTGGATCTTCCATTTATAGAGTTTTTACTAATTTATCTTGTTCTTTTTGATCAATTCCCATCTGCCACAAAATACTTCGGACACCAGGTTCTCGAATTATATCAATATAATGATCAGCTTCACCTAAACTGCATTCATAATATTTCGCTACGTATTCTGCTACGCTTTGTGGTCTTTGCTTTTTACTCGGTTTAATATACTTTAACCAAACCTTTTTCTTTGGGATCATTTCTCTGTAAATGGTATAGATTTGTTTTTTATTCTGTGGATTTATCTTTTGAACATAATTTACGAGTTCTATGTAATCTATATTCATAGATAAATATCTATGTACCATGTAAGAATTGAATGAATCCCATGACTCTTCGCTGAAGTCTTCAGCTAAAGTCTTTTTGATTGTTATTTCATTTAACCAATCAAATAGTGTCATATTCGTCTTGAAGTTCCTGAGGAAGTGTTTCCTTCAAAATGGCACCTGTTCTAACATCATAAAAAATAGGAATAGGAATAAGTGCATCCTTAGCAGTACCTACAGCAAAGCGTGATGCTTTACGCAAAATAATACCTTCAGCAACTACGTAGTTTCCGTCTGGAGTTTCTACTTTCTCTGTGTTTTTGAGGTCGATATTTAATCGTGGTTGTTCTTGATTCATGATTTTTGTTGTTTATAATCTAAATAAAATCCTATTGCTACTATAATATTCATACCTAAAGACATAAGGATTTCATGTATGTCTTCATATATAGTTGTCATTAAATGAACGTGACCAACCATCCAGAAAGGTATGGAGAGGTTTTGACTAATCCAAATAATAGTAAATCTAAGAAAGTTCTTCATATTCAACATCTTCAATTTCTCTTACAAAATAAATCATACCTTCTTTTTTAAATGTGTTAGTACAATGCCATAGTTGTCTTAGTAAATCTAAATCCCATTTAGGTTCATCTCTGATGACTCTAATTATTTTGTATAATTTATTCCCAATGTTTATAATTTGGTAATTCACAAATTAATTAATTTTGAAATAAGAGCCATTGCATTTATTTCTTTGTCAATACGGAAATTAGCTTGGTACGAATATTCGTTAACATGTATCGCCACCATTCCTTCGGACCCAGGAGCATAGACAGAAGCGTTATCATAAAGGTAACGATATAATTCTTCAAAGTCTTGAACATTTGCATCTGCAATAATTTGTCTAATATTGTTAAAATTAGGTTTCTTTTGGGTAAGTTCTTTTAGAACTTGTGCCATGTAATTAGATGAAACTAATACTGACTTATCGATTTTAAGCCACTTATCGTCTTCACCTTTTACTTTATCATGGACAATTGATAATTGAATTGTGTTAAGACACTTACGTAAATCAGGGTAAAATTGATTTACAATTGTTTTAAGGTCATCACGTTGAAATGAAACACCTTCTTGTTCCATAATACTAGCAATGTGTGCTGCTACTTCGGCTTTTGAAGGGGGTATAATCTTCAGGACTTGACATCTGGATTGAAGTGGGTCAATGATACGTTCCACATAGTTACAGGTCAAAATAAACCTAGTACTACGTGAGAACGTTTCAATGACGTTTCGAAGAGATGCCTGCGCCTGGATAGTGAGAAAATCGGCTTCGTCTAAGATTACTACTTTAATCGATTTAAAAGAAGCTGCTGAAGCAAATCCCGAAACCTTATCCCTAATCGTTTCAATTCCCCTTTCGTCTGAGGCATTGATGTAAAGATGGTCACAATCAAGGTTACGAACAATGAGCTTAGCAAGAGTAGTTTTGCCTGTACCAGCTGGTCCATAGAATATTAGATTTTGAATATCATTTTGTTCTAAATATTGAGCTATAGTTCGCTTAATATTTTCATTACCTACATACTCATCTAATACTTGAGAACGATATTTTTCAACTAATAGAGTATGTTCTTTATTCGAAGTCACCATATAGGTCGTATTTCTTAGGTTCCGCTTTTGGTATTTCTATTTCTTCTGTTGTAATAACATACAACTTACTTTTTAATGGCTCAAGTCTAAATGCTTGAGGTTTAATAGATGATGCTTGATAATAAGCATTTAGAACCTCAGTAATGGATTCATAAACTTTCTCACCACCGAGGAGTTTCCACCTGTCACCAGGTGGAACTCTCTCAGCGATTTGAATGTTTTTTTCTACTTGTTGGGTATTCATTAGAACATACCACCCATTCCACCCATTGGATCAGATTCTTTCTTATCCTCTGGGCTATCGACTACAACACACTCTGTAAGCAAAATAGTACCTGCTACTGAAGCTGCATTTTCAAGTGCAGTTCGAGTTACTTTAGCGGGGTCAATAATACCTGCTTCTTTCATATTAATAATCATTCCTGTTTTCACATCATGACCTTCCCAAACTGTTTCGTTTGAAGTATAATTTAAAGCAAGCATTTGAGCTTTTACTTTATCGTAGCCAGCATTTACAAGAATTTGTTCGAATGGTTTACCACAAGCTTGATATACAATTTTAGAACCAATATCAGTTCCTTCAATTGCTTCACGAGCGTAAAGTAAAGCAGCACCACCACCTGCTACGATTCCTTCTTCAATAGCGGCTTTAGTTGCGTAAAGAGCATCTTCTACGCGGTCTTTTTTTTCTTTAACTTCTGTTTCAGTATTTCCACCAACGTGGACAATAGCTACTCCTCCCACGAATTTCGCGAGCCTTTCTTGAAGTTTTTCTTGTTCGAAAGGGGTTTTTGCTTTTTCGATTTGCTGTTGAAGTTCTTCAATACGTGCTTGTATTGATTCAGATTCTCCTCTTCCATCAATAATTGTTGTTTGATCTTTTGTAATTGTAACACTTCGGGCTGAGCCGAACCAATCCCAACTGAATTTGTCAAGGCGCATACCCTTATCGGTACTAAATACCTGACCTCCAGTTAAAATTGCGATGTCATCCAAAATTAATTTACGGCGATCACCAAAGTCAGGAGCTTTAACAGCTGCAACTTTAATAGTACCTCGTGCTTTGTTAACGATAAGTGTAGCAAGTGCTTCACCATCAATATCTTCAGCAATAAGTAATAATGGACGATTTTGGTTAGATACTCCCTCTAAAATAGGAAGGAGATCTTTAACAGTAGTAAAACGCTTATCTGCAATCAAAATAAAAGGATTTTCAAGATAAGTAGACATCGTTGAGTTATCAGTTACAAAATAGTGTGACTTATAACCACGATCAAACTGCATACCCTCTACTGTTTCGAGATAGGTTTCACCTGTATTTGATTCTTCAATTGAAACAACTCCTTCGCGTCCTACTTTATTTAAAGCAGTTGCAATCAATTTACCTACTTCAGGATCATTATTGGCTGAAATAGTGGCAATTTGTTCAAGTTGTTCTTCTGAGGAAATATTTTCTTTAATATTATGTCGTAAAGTGGTAACTACTTCTTTTACAGCAGTATCAATACCACGTTTAATTTCTACTGCGTTAGCACCATTATTTAGGTGGGCTAAACCCGCTTTAACCATCTCACGAGCCAATAATGTAGAAGTTGTAGTGCCATCTCCAGCAATATCAGCAGTTTTAACAGCTGCCTGCTTAACCATTTTAACACCTACTTCTTCTACGTTGTCGCTCAATGAAATAGATTTAGCAACTGTTACACCATCTTTGGTGCTTTGCACTTGACCCATTTCGTTAACGATTACTACGTTACGACCATTAGGGCCTAGCGTTGCTACTACAGCATCCGCTAATTTATCAATTCCTGCTACGAGTTGTTTACGTGCTTCAGGGCCAAATTCAATTACCTTACTCATTTGTTAAATATTGTTTTTCTTCTTCTGTTACTTCGGTTTGTGCTAATACTTCTTCAATAGAAGTTTTTTCTACAATTTTAGCTAAAATATCATTCTCACGACCAATTAAATATTCTTCTCCTTTATATTCAAAACGTGTAAATGTCATAGTAGGAAGTACTACAATATCACCAGGTTTAAGGGTAGTTTTAATAAAATCCCCAGTGATAGATTGAGATCCAGGACCTACTGAGATTACTTTAGCTGTTTTGTTTTTTTCATTGCCTAAATCAGGCACAACAATATTCCCATATGTTGTTTCTTCTAGTTCAATAGGCTGTACTACGACAGCGTTATATAATGCTTCAATCATATTTTAATAACTTGAGTTAAACGTCCTACAATTTTGTTGTATTGATCAATAAATTCTTGTATAGTGTCATAGCTAATACTCATAGCTTCATCTTTAGCCATTGCTTCAAGTGCTGCACCTAAGGTTTTATAGTAACCCAGAGTTTGTTGGTATTCTTTTCCACTTTCTTCTGCGGTAATACCTTTTTGAACAGCATAGCAATAGTCATCTAATTGAATATAGTATGGTTCAATTAGAGGATCCTTGATGTAGCGTGTGTATTGCTTTGATTCTTTCTTTTTCATAATAACTAATTAATTATAACCTAAACGGGCACCCCAATATACGAAACGTTATTTAATCTTCAAAGCTTTAGGCTTAGCTTCTTCAGCAAATGGTATATAGATTTTAAGTAATCCATTTTCCATTTGTGCTTCAGCTTGAGAAAGACTAAATTTAGAAGCTACTTTATAACCTAAATTAAAGGAACGCTTAGCAATTCCTTTGTGAAGATAAGTGCAATCATTTATATCGCAACATTTATCATCATCATTTTTATTATATGAAATACGGAGAATATCTCCTTCGATATTTAATTCAACATCCGATTTTGAAAGACCAGTACAAGCCACTTCGAAGTGGAGTCCGTCTTTGTTTTCATAGATGTCTACTGGGTGGGGGATTTTAGCCTCAATGGCTGGTTGGAAATTTAGTTCTGACCTAAAAAAATCTTTAAATAATAGGTCGAAGGGTGAGAGGTGTCTCTCTGAAATGAATGTAGTCATAATCCTTAGATTTATGGTTAAACAATAAAATTAATTTTGGTTTCCGAAGATAACCGAGGGGTGCCCGTAGGTCATGTTATACATATTATTGATTTGCTTTTCTTACAATATGGTAAGTACTTTTCCAATTATCACCTTCAAATACAAGTTTAAGTAATCCTTGGATATTTAAACTCATATAGGCTTTATTTGCATCTTTATTATTTGCGAATATAACGCGTACCATTTCCGAGTTGAATGGGATATTGAAATTGTATTGTTCGCCCGTAATAACCGTGTTAGGCACGATATACTCAATTTTATGTGAGTGGGATGCATTATCACCAAATACCATTGTTAGCACTTGTTCTCCATCGAAGTTTTTAGTGATAGTAAAACTTACATTATCACTTTGCAATGCGTTTTTAGCTCTAATAATAGCAGAGATAGCATCTGATTCAAGAGTACTTTCAATGATATAATCGTTAGGGTCGTTTACTTTACCTGGTTCTTGGATAAGCAATAAGTTGGCTAATGAATAGTTAAGTTTATAACTAACGTCTTCAATTACTAATTTACCATATACCTTACCAATCGTTTCTAATTGAAGATTTAAATCACCTGAAGTAATAGATAGTAGTTTGTCTAATTGGGAAGTATTATAAATTGCGAATTCACTATCTTCTAAATCAAATTTAGTGTGAATTATTTCCCCAATCATATCTTTAGTAGGGGAGTTAAATTTAATTTTAAGTTGTTTATCTTTAATAGTCCATTTGACGGAATCAATCATTCCACTCAAATTGTATTTTGAGATAACTGCTTGTAGTTCTGATTTACTTATCATATTAAAAACTAAAAAATAGATTTCGGTATGGGTTAAGGTTTAATTGCCATCCTAAATCGTGATAAAACCCTTCTAATTTGCTTTCTAAAATACTTTCAAATGATTTATGTTTGTCAGCATAATCGTCTAATAATATACGAATTTTCTCTGGCATATCAAAATCAAGGAATGCAAGTGCTTCAATTTTGTATGGATTGTCTTTTAGATAAATCCATTTAACTTTGTCACCTTGAACAATTCGAGAATGTTGTTTGTCTAAACCCCAAAATGAAAGCAAATCATTGTACTTGATAGCTGCTTTTACTGGTGCAGGTGCTTTGGGTTTAATGATAGAGAACATTTCTCCAGCTTTAGGACCGCGCTCAACATAATCGTTTAATGTTTTTACTGAGGTAGGGTTACCTAAAATTTTAATGTCAAGATCTTTTGACATAATGTGCTCTCTAAATTCAAGGAGCAACTTATCGATTTCAGATTGTTTAGTTCCTTTAAGAGCCATCTCTAAAATCTTGTTAAAGAACTTCCCAAAAATAGGAGGGAAATTAGCTTTCATAAACTCTAATCCCTTAATATCTAATTCATCTTTAGATACACCCTCTTTTTTAGTAATCCATTGTGCGTAACGGCGAGTTGCTCTAAAGTAAGCTGAGCGAATGATACATTCGGTTTTCATCTCAAAGCGGTGAATAGGAACGTTAAATACGTTTGTAGACATCTCTGAATAGTAGTCTGTGATTAAGTCTTGGTATTTGAGGGCGATTTCTTCGAGTTTATTGTCTCGCTCTTCTTCACCCATCTCATCAAAATTAGGGTAGAGATGCCTAAGCAGAGGTTCAGCATTATAATAGTTAGAGTCTGTATCAACATAAGCACAATAGTTAGTATCGTCTTCGTTACAAATAAACCAAGGTGTAGTTTCTAAATTAATCATAACTTAATCCATTTTTGTTCGCTATTTAACCTAAACGAACCAAGGCTTTCTTTACCCCATTCATTTGGGGCAATTAAAGATAAAAAAATATCTCCATTATTCCTAGGGTAAAGATGGTAAATTTGCCCTATTACAGGTTCAAAACTAAATTTAGCGTTGTATACTAAATCGTTCCATTTATATTCTTCAACTAGTTTTTGATATTCTTCTTTTAATTCTAAAAACTTAGTTTCAAGTTGTCTGTTTACTTTGTTAACCCCTCTTTGTTTCCATAAATCAATATTTTCAGTGTAAATAACAGGTGCTCCTACATTACTAGCGTAAGGTAAGAGTCCGGGGTTATCGGAAACATTGTCTGGTTTTTTCATTTCCAAAAAACTTGTATTAGTAAAATTAAAGTAGCTAAAAATAAAATTACACCTGTCTTTAAAGTTATCCCTTCATTTAAATGATAATATGTTAAAAAACTAAAAGATAAAATCCCCATAGCAAATCCTAATAATCTAGCTGGCCATATTTGGTGATCAAATGATAATGTAATATACTCTGTAGCTTTAATATAAAGTAAAGACACAGGGATTCCTAACAAGGATACAACTAGTGGGTTGGATTTAACCCAATTAGAAATAAATTGTCCATTAGTTTGGTACCAAGCACCAATTTGTCCTAATAAGAACAATAACAATCCTAAAAATAATACTCTATAATTCATTCTACTACAACTATTTCTCCTAGATTGTGAGACGAAATATAATACTTAAAATCGTACTGGTCAAGGAAATTCATAACTAATTCTTGCATTTTTTGAGAGTTGCCTGTTATAATATGGGCCCCTTTATAATCAAAACCTTGCCAAAAGAAAAAATCAATTAGCTTATTTTCAACATCAGCGTGTTTAACTCCGTGTAGATCAATTGTTGTCTTCTTCTTCATTGTGGATTACACCCTCAACTTCACCTTTGCTATTATAAATCTGATCAGGGACAGTAATATAGAATTTTTCTCCTTTAATGCTAAAGCGTCCTCCTTGTTTAAGCATTTTTCTAAAAAAGTTAATTTCTTTTTCAGTCCACTTTTCAGATTTACTGATAATAGTATCTTTGTCAAGTTTTTCACCTGCACTAAAAATTGATACTCCTGTTCTAATTGATTGTTTTGTAAGTCTAATTTCTTCCATTATAATGTTACTTCGTTACGCATTACTTTATTCATATGAGTGTTTGCAAAGTAAGCTGATTCCTGAATGATTCGTTGTCCACTTAAAGTAATACTCTCACTTAAAATTACGTTGCCATATCTGAAACTGCCAAGAGCCGTTGCGCCATACAAGCTGTTTAGCAAGATTTTCATAGTATGTTGCATTAAGTGAAATTTTTCACCATCTGCTTTGTTGCCCGCTTTGTAAGCTTGCTTCATTTTATTTTTATATATAACTCGCTCCTCAAACCATTTTGCCAGAATCGTTTTTAGTACCGAATCAAAATCAGTTCTATATAATACTCCGTTTGCCGAAATCGCTAACCCAGATTTTTCAACTAATTCAATAATTTCTTTAACCTTCATTTGAGTAGTCCTACGTTTAGAGTTTTGAACAGTAAATTCATGATCCGGATTCATTTTTTTTAAATCATTTAATCCGCATCGACAGTTAAAAATCTCTTTACCTTCGACTACTACTTTTTCATCAGGCATCATAATGCGTCCTATTAACGTCTCTTTACCAATGTTTAAAGACATAATGATTGAAGGATACAATGATGTCAAATCTTCATCAAACATGTAATTATATAAACCTGCGTTAGGGCAAAACAAATAACCACCTGCGTAGTTCTTTTTAGTGATAGGGTTTCTATCACGAGCTGGGGGTATAATACCTTGTTCTAACAAATAAGCCGAAATAGCACCATCGTGAATCATACTATTTTTATAGACGTCACTATAGTTAATTTTGCCTTTATGTGCCAAGTTTTTAGTTAAAGGTAAATATTGGAATTTCTCATCCAATGCTTTTAGGATTTCAACGTCTCGAAAGTTATACGAAATAAACTTTTGTTTATCTTCTTGAAACAACCTATCTAAACTACCTTCATATTCAATTTTTTCTAAACCAACATACTTTTTACCTAAAGCATCTAATTTAAATGAAGGTTCATCTCTAAAGCTAAACTTTTTGTGTAGCTTCATGTAATCCAAAGACTCGGTACCTGCAATTTTAAGCCAACCATCTCGGTTCCAAGCACTTTCATCTTGAACTATACCGATTGGAGATAACATTCCTGCTACTTCTTTATCAAATACATTGCAAAGGCGGTAATAGAGATAAGGGATATCAAAGTAATCACTATTGTAACCAACAAGTATATCCGGATTAATTTCGCGGAGGTTAGTTATAAAAGCTCCAAGAAGTTCTTTTTCTGTTTTAACCGGAACAATAGCTCTATTTCCTTCTTGTGCTTGTTGTAGCTCACCTTTTTTATCTAAAATAAGAATTTTCCACTCGTCTTTTTGGCGGTGCCACCAAGCTATAGAGGTAATAGGTTTAGGAGCACTACGAATATAATCTTCCGTAAGTGCACCTCCCATTTCACACTCTATATCAAAAAATACTTCTTGGTGAGTAACAGATGGCTCGTCATTATTTCCATACATGTCAATGAGGAACCTTTGATAAGGACGCATATCATGAAAATGCAACTTAGTATTTTCCTTATTCCATTTAGTTACTTTACGAAGTGATTCTTGTTTTAGTCCTCTAATATTCTTGTTTGCATCGTGGTCACTACACTCTTCATAAGCAGCATAATTCCATGACATTACTTGATAACCACCATCATCCCACAAGTGAACTCTATAATTATTTTCCTTAAGGGGTTGAACAAAACAAGATTTATAACTCATTATTGGAAGAATTTCTTCAGATCTGGGCGGAAATAATTAATTGATTTCATTACTTTTCGATCCCTGCTACGATATACAACATACTTGTTACCAACCTGTTCATAGTGACAAGGTTCGCCTTGTTCCTTGGAGCGTATTTCAACAGTATTCTGTGCCTCTTCTTGTGTAGAGCAAGCCTTTGAAAGATTCGATGCCTGTACTTCCATGTAAGCGGGCCAAATTTTATCCTTAAGACCATGAAGCATAGCACCGTTCCCAATGGAAACATAAGCAATGTCACACAGAGCGTCCAGAACTTCAACGATGTCTCCACTTTCGCAAGCATGTTTATACTCCTCAAGTTCTTCCAAAACGAATTTGTATACAAAATCCCATTCACTTTCGGCTGGTATTGTGGGCTCATAGTTGTTTGGTTTATTCATTAGCGCATTGAACTCTTCAACCTCGCTTACGAATGGTACATATTTACCTTCAAAAGCTTTTACAATTTTTTCTGCAGTATATTCAGCCCATTCTACATCTGGGTAACGAGACATATCGTCTCTGTCACGAAGGGAGTGTAAAGTGCCTAAACTATTAAGCAACTCTATTGTAATAATATCTTTAAATTGAGACATGACCATTATTAATTTTAAGTGAATCAAAAAACTCTTTACGTGCTTGGTTGTCATTTTCCATAAACACACCTGAGGCTTTAGTAGTTACCATAGCAGCACCTTGGTGTTTGATTCCACGGCAAGAAACACAATTGTGAGTTGCTACTACTGAAACAATTACACCCATATTGTCTTCACAAACTTTATCTACTGCTTGGTGAATTGCTTGAGTCAATTGCTCTTGGATAGCACCTCGACGACCAAAATGTTCTACAATACGATTAAGTTTAGATAATCCTATAACGCGTCCATCTTTTCCAGCAACGTATCCAATGTGGACGACCCCACGAATGGCTTGGTGATGGTGAGAACACATACTAGTAAGAGAAATGTTGCGCTCAATAATAAGGCCATCGTAACCATCACTAGGGAACGAAGTAATTTCTGTAAAATTGTCATAACGGCCTTTCCAAAGGTCGTAAACATAAGCTTTAGCCACACGACGGGGCGTTTCCATTGAATTTGGGTCATTTCTCCAATCACATTTTAAGGCATCAAGGAATTGACCGAACGCTTCAGCTGCCTCTTCTACCATTTTTTCTTTTTCTCGATCTGTAAAAGGAAAACCAGGAGCAATTCCGTTAGCAAATCCTACTTTTACACACTCGATGTTGTCGTACTTCTTACGACGCTTGTTTTCCATATCTTCCATATAACTTATTTTGCGTAAATATAATAACTAATCTTTACAGAGCAAAGATACTTTTATAATTTCTACAATGACCTTTATCATTGTCCATTCCATAACCTACTACCCATTCATCGTCAATTTCGAATCCGTGTAATTGAACTCCTTGAACTAGTGGGTAGTTTTTAATGTTAAATGTGGTTTCTTTTCTTTTGAGACAAGTTACAATGTTTAGTGTTTTAGGCCACTTGATACCTAAATACTCAATTAGAGCTGCCATTGTATTACCTGAGTCTAAAATATCGTCTACAATATAAACGTGTTTACCTTTAATTGGTGTTTCAAGGTCTTTTAGGATTTGGATATCACCTTGTCGATTTTTAGCTACATAGGATTTTACTCGCATAAAATCAACTTCAACATCAATGTCCATATTACGAACTAAATCACTATAGAACATAAAAGCACCTTTTAGTAATCCAATCATTACAATTGGTGTTTTGTCTCCTCGGTGTTCGTCTGCTATGTGTTTAGCGAGGATTTTAGTTTTGATGTCGATGTCGTGAGAGTTGATTAATTCAGTCATATTTCTTTTTACAATTTTTACATACATTTACTGTGTGTGGAATCCCAAAATTATTTCGAGTCACATTGAAAAGGAATTTTGGATCAAAACTATTTAAGCAATCGTGGCAAACCTCTTTTTTACGAAGTTTGCCACGTTTATCTAGCTTAAGAGATCCATCTTTACCAAAAAAGACTTCTTCTTGTTCCATTATTTTAACATTTTATCTACACTAAAAGGTGATTTAGACCACAAATTAATAGCAATTGCTTTACGAGTTCCTTTAGTTACTTCTTGAACAGCATGTAATTTACCAGCATCAAAGATAATTAAACGGTTAAATTTAGGTTTAATTAATTCATAAGGACCATCCACATTAACTTCATAAGTATCCCAAAGTTGTAACATACCTCCTTCAATATTATCTACTTCTGGGTCTGGGTAAAATACTGTTCCTATTCTAGGACGTTCGATTTCTCCTGTGCTTCCCCATAAATCTTCATCTTTATCAAAATGATGCTTTAAATGATAGCGACCTCCTAAATTTTCTACTACTTTATCATCACCTGCTTTATAAACCCCTACCCAGTGTTCAAAACCTTGGATATCAAAACCTTCTTTTAAAGGACAATTATCTCTATAAATATAAGTAATTAATTCTTGTCTAACAGATGAAACTTCTTCGTTCCACCATCCATTCCACCAATGGTAACCATCAACCCAAAAACGATTATCTAAACCTATTTTAGTAAGTAATCTTTGATCTTGAATAAAGTTGTCTATGATAATCATTTTTTTTATTGTTTTAGTTATTATTTGTTGTTTTTATTGTTTATATTTTCAATCATTTTATACCCAAACATTTTAAAATCTTTAAAGTATAATTTATTAATTAAATCTAATTCTTCTTGAGTAAGGATTGAAAATTCTTCTTCCCAAGGAATTTTGTTAGTAGAGTTATTATATAAAGGTAAATTTTTAGGTACTGGGAAAGGACTAGTTTGATTAAATTCTATTGAAAAATCTTCAAATTCTTGTTTTAAATTTTCGTATCTTAAAAGTTTATCTACTAATATTTTTCCTCCTATACTTACATATTTAAATTGAGGTTGAAAAACATCATTATACCACCCATTACGACCTTTAATTTCCTGATCTATAATTTCAGAAACTGTAAGATTAGTATTAAGCTCATCATCACGTCTAATTTGGTGACAACCTGAAAAGAATCTATCATACGGATTTCTTACAACTGCTATAGAAGTATAATGTTCTACTAAATCAGAATCATGATTAGTATAAGTATCTATAATAGTTTCATGATCATGATTTCTATCAGTTAAATTTTTTAAAGCTTCAAATATACTTGTTGAAGCATTTTTAGGAACCCCTATAACAATAAGTCTATATTTGTGGAATACCATTATACTTGTCTTTTAGTGTCGTATGCAATAATATGATCTCGGCCTGTCATGTTATAACCATGTTCAGCACAAAGTTCAAATACTAATGGATACATTTTAATTAATGTTTCTCGAGTATCTCCAGCAGGCATAACAAATGTTTTGTCTTTTGGAATGTTCATTTCAACTCTAAAGGCTTCAATTTCCTCTAGGTTTTCTTGTGTTCCGTCCCATACTGGTTTAAAGTGGTAATCAGTATGGTAATCTAATGTTTGACGGATTGCTTCTTTATTTTGTCGTAAACGATTGTGTGTATCAATAAATCGTTGGTCTACTACATGACCAAGAGGCGTAGATACTCCCAATACAGGAACGCTATTGCTGAACTTTGGGCTAAGACTAATAAGACCAATAGGGTAATCTGTTTCCAAGAAGGCAGATCCTTCAGTTTCAATAGTAATAAGAATTCCTCT